AGCATCACTGGAATTTAATCCTTGAAGTCCTGCCATTAGGTCTTCTTGGGTAAATCCGTCACTATAAATTCCACCAGCCAATGTGGTAAATGCTTTACTGGAGGCTTCATCCGCTTCTCGTTGTTTCGCATCTACATCATACTGCTCGATTTGTTTTCTAGTCAGATCAATGGCAACCGCCGATTCCTGTGCAACACGATCGGCCTGCTGGGTTTTCATCCCGAAATCTAAAACATTTTCGGCACCTGCTACCTTCACTAGTCCAGCAGCATCAGTGACTCCAGGCATTTGCCTTCGAAATGCTGGATCTGCTATAAGACCCTTGGCGATTTCTAGTGCGGCTTCGTTCTTTTCCCTCTTGGCAGTTTGCTGTTTCTGCTTTTCAAACTGAACACCCAATGTGTTCATGAGGCCAGCAGCGGCCTGAGACTTAGCCCTCTTTGCAGCGGCTAGGTTGTTAATAGATGGTGCCAATGCGGCGAGTGCCGTTGGCGAGTTTCTTCCTGAAAATGTAGCCATATTTATTATCCTCCAAGTGGAAAGCGGTATTGGTCGCCTTGTTGAAATTGCTGCATAAATGGTGGGGTTCCATATTGTGGTTGGAGTCCCGCATATGGTCCTCCACGGAACGCACTAGCTCCTGCCGACAAAATGCTTCCCAATACATCAAACCTTCCAGCTTTTCCAGCTTCTTGGAGGGCTTGTTGATCTAAACCAAATTGGCGTTCACCAGCTTCCAGTCCAAAGATGTCTGTTGGGCTAGGTGTCCCCGCAGCAGCTTGTCTTCCAATATCTCCAGCCAATGCCAGACCCGGTCCGAGATCCGCAGATCCAATAGCAGCTTGGGTGAATGGAGACATAGCGTATGCTTCCTGTTGTCCAATGTTGGAAGTGGTCTGACCAATCCCTAGCAAATCCTGTAGGCTTCTAGAAAATAGTCCGGCATCTTCCGATGCAACATCAGTCACTTCACCCGCAAAGGCCGCAGTGTCTCTTAATCTATCTCCATATCTTGCCCTAGCTTGCTGCTGAACATTTTGTAGTAGGCGTCCAGACAAACCTTTGTCTAGGCGTTCCTGAGCGGTTTCGAAAGCACTCTGTAGACCTGGAAGCACCGTATCCCTCACTTGGCTTAGTCCTTGCATGGGGGCTGTTCCAGCAGCGGTAATATCTGCGTATGTCGCATCTGGACCTAGTCCAAAGACATCGCCCAATGCACCTCGCTGCTGGCTTGATGTTTCTCTAGCAATATCGAAAGCTCCAATGTCGTCGCCTTCCATACCCAACACTTCTTGGGCGTATGCGGTTTGACCAGCACCAGTGACACCTGCCATCTGTTTAGCAAACTCTCCGCCTAGTCCATCGGATCCGCCATACACATTAAAGAAGTCTTGCAAATCTCTCAACGTGCCTTGTGGGGTTCCCGCTTCTGGGTCCGCTTCAGCCATAGAAGACGGTATGATGCGACCCATGGGGTCTAAAGTGTATGTTGGTGTTGTGTTTGTTGTGGTTGGATCGGTCATGTCGTCGTTTCCTGGTTGAAATGGTATAATGGTTTCGTCGTCGTCGCTGTTGCTAATTGCTAATGCTGCACCTCCTGCAAAAATTGGTCCTAGCCCTACGGAAGTATTAGGTAATCCTGGAAAACGAGTTCTTGGACCTCTAGGGTAACTTGGCTGAATGGTATTCTTGATACTTGTGATTTTCTCATCTTCCTCTTCCTCTTTCTGCTTCCTCTTGGCTTCTTCCTCATCGTCAGCGATCTGCTGTCCGGTCGAATAGGCGGGTGTGTTGTCAGTTACGGATGTCCCAGTGGACCCATCATCGCCCAATGAAAAGATACTGTTGGCGCCTTCTGTAGTATTTTCTTCTATATAGTCTAAAGGGCCGCCGTATTCTTTAAAGTAATCAGCAAGCATGTCTCTTGCATCAGATCCAGATACTAAATAATCAGATAATTCAATAGGATTCTCCATGATTTCCATGGTGGGATCTATGATTGGTTTACTCATTACTTTATCCCTCTAGGGTAGCCACTCTAGCCTCCAATGCCTCAATCTTAGCCACAGCCTCTTGCAATGCTGCGGTCAGGAGTGGTACTAGTTTAGATTGGTCCATTGTTTGGTATTTCTCAACCGTTCTAGTACCCACCACTGCTTCAGTAACCACTTGGCCTTCTTCATCGCGAACTTCAGGAGATACTAAAAACTCCTCTTCCTTCATACCGTCCTTTTCACCCTTTACAGCTTCAGGAACTATGGGCTGAACCTCATGGGCCAAAAATCCATCCACAACACGATCTGCATCGTGAGTAAAGTTGAACTTGTAAACAGGCATCTGTTTTAGCCTGTCAATCCCATCAGAAACAAGGACTATGTTTTCCTTTATCCTATAATCAGAAGCACTCTGGATGCTAACAGTGGTGGCACTATCGATCTCAATGGTACCAGCTAGGCTAGCTGCTGAAGTTCCACCAGCCGCAGTAGAATAAAATCCGATAAGCGTACCATCGTTTGTATTCCTAGCAAAATGAGCAGCAGTGCTTCCTAGTCGGCTAACGTGTAAAGTGTTTCCGTTGGCTCCTTGGTCTTCAGACATAAGACCATGAGTATCGTTCTGCAACCCCGGAAAAGCTCCCGTGCCAGTAAGGTTGTGGTAAAAATGACCAGCACTAGTAAACTCGGCAAACTCAGTACCATCCTCGGCAAAGTTTATGCCATTACCACCGTCTATTGTGATCGGATAACCATTAGTAGACTTCATTCTAAGTCCTACACTTGCCCGTGTGTCATAAGGTAAATCAACCCTACCGTATATCGTTGAATCGGTATTAAAGGTATAATAAATTGCTCCAGTGGTTCCAGCAGCACCCGATTTGATTTTCAGGTTAGCATCAGTAGCATCAAGCATTGCGTTACCAGCGATTTCCAATTTCTCAGCAGGAGACGCAGTTCCAATACCTACGTTTCCACCATCAGGCTGAAGGGCTAAGACTTGTGCGCCTGTTTCAGCGTTGTTTGTAGACTGAATCGTCGCGTATTGCAAACCTCCGCTTTCATAAAACGAACCAAGAACCAAGCGCTGATCCGTGTTGTCTATGCCAATCTCTGTTCTTGCAGCATTAGCGTCCTTAAAAACAGACAAAGAATGTACAGGAGTTGCAGTTCCAATACCCACTCGGTTATTAGTTGAGTCTACTTTAAGGGTGGTAGTATCTACCGTAACATCCCCCGATATATCTAACTCTGTTGCAGTGATTTTATCATTAAATGTAGCAGCTCCGGCGGCTGACATATCAAGAGTGAGAGCGGTAATAGTAGACCCGCCATCATTGCCAGTAAAAATAATGTCAGCATCACTTGTATTTGCATGAATGGTAAAATCTCCACCACTAACATCTAGCTCTGGAGTGGCGTCCGTATTAAAAACAAACCGCTCTGTCCCAGCATCCTTTATTCTGATTTGCGCGCCATCAGCATCCAGTATAATGTCCCCAGAAGAGTCTATGGTGACATCCGTACCATCATTAGTAATTGTATCTAATGCGATGGAGCCAACATTTGTGATGTTGTTGTCATTGAAGGATGTTGTCCCCAGGCTAATAGTTCCAGTGGCCGTCAGATTGGATGTTCCAATATCTATATTGCCAGCCACCTTTAATTGACCGCTGCCGTTGAGCTGTATCCCGCCACCTGATTCTACTGATCCAGACGCGAATGTTGCGTTATCAACCAAGTTATCTAATTTAGCTGATGTTATTTGTTCGCCATCGACGAAATCTGTTCCTTTAACTAGTATAGCCATTATTCTGCTGTTGCTGGGTTTCTAAATGTTGTAGCTCCTGCCACCTTCAGTGATCTAAATCTTGGTCTTCCAAATGTGGTGTCTAATGTAAATTGTAATCCGTAAGCTCGATTGTTTCCTATCCTTCCCCGAATCGAATAATCTTCTCCTGCTGTTAATTGGTTGCCACCATTAAAACTTGCTAATGTTCCCAGAGAAACATTGCTATCAACATTCTCTGTTTCAACAGATAGGTTTCCATTACTAGCTAGTCCTGGTTCAGATTCTATGTGCAATTCGAAATTGTTCCACTTTTTTCTATCTATGGATTTGAGTGTGTACATTCTAGTGGTAGCTGAAGAAACAATTCTTTGTTCTTTGGCGGTTGACCCTACTTGGGTTACGAACACATCATTACCTCCGTCTTTACCTTCAATTTTGTGAACGCCTCCACTTCTGTTCGTTGTGTACACTGCTCGATCTTGACCCTTTCCGGCTACGGTTAGGTGAGTAAATTCCCATGCATCATCGTTTATAGAATCTATGGATTCCCAATTTTTATTTATAAAATTGTAAATGAGAAGTGTGTTATTGACGATTGAACTTCCAGTTGGAATAGCTATGAAATATCTGTTATCAAAGTATACAGCTACAGCATTCTCTGCATAATCTTTATTTATGTCTTGAACGGTAGCTTCAATGGTTGCTGATATAGGCAGATCTCTTCCACGCAAGTTGTACAGGTCTTGGAAGTCTACACCGTAAATACCGTTGTCTGATAGGAATATCAAGTTGTTCGCTACTTGTACTATACTCTTTCTAGCCAAGCATCCCACTTCATCTGTTATAAGAGTGCTTTTAGCTTCTTTCAATAAAAGACTATTACTTACAATGTGTATGCTGCTGCGATTAAAAACTACCAGTTTGTCTTCGGAAAAAGAATGAAGTCCTACTGTGAAATCGGAGGTTCCTGCATTTAGCCTGAATTGGCCAAACATATAATCGTATGTGTCGCTATCTAATATCTGAGAAAATATAATCTCGTCGTGTATGTTGCGATCGGTAATGGTTGTACCGCTAGTGTTCTCATCCATATCATACCTATACGGTACAACAATTCTCTTCTGGTGGTATGCACCAAATGGGGGAGCTGGCATGTGCGTGTACCCAGCACCTTCTGATGCTTTTTCCAAGAAGGTGGGGGTTGCTGTCAATGTGTCCTTTGATGCGGAGGCGGCGACGCGGCCTATGCTTGCTTTAAGATCATTAGGGTCTGGATCAGTAGGAACGGAGAACGTAAAGCCTTTTTTAATCCCTACAGTGGGAGATCCGCTAGGAGCTTGGCTGCTTAATGTTCCAGATATATAAATTGAAAATGTTGTGGTGCTACCTACTTCGGCTACTATCCTATTGTCATTAATAGAACTATGGTAGTTGGCTATAGTGATTGGATCGCCAACCTTAAGTCCATGAGCCGATGAAGTGGTTAATGTTGCTTTGTTGTATCCAACAAAGGGAGCCGCTCCAGATGTTGTGCTAAGACTTGTTGTAGATATTGCCCTGGGAGTATCGGTGGCAAAAACCTCCTTTACCAAAAACTCAAAACCCTGAACCAACCCAGATCCGCTATCGTCATATCCTGCATCACTTGTTGATCCAATGTCTTCGTTGACACCATTTTGTATAAATATGGAAGTACCTTGGCTAAGTGATCCAGTATCGGATACTACGGTTGCTAGCTGGTTTACTATTTGAAAACTTCCAGCAGCCACGATGATGTCAACAGGTTCTGTGAAAGACCCGTTTGCCACCCTAGTAAAAGCAGGAGTTCCGGTTAGTACACCGTCCCACTCTAACGCCACCTTGCCGTCTCTAAAAATAAATACTTTGTTGAATGCTTGTAATGCCTGTCCTCCAACCGCATCTAATCCACTTGGGTACTCTATGTCTACGGTAGAACTATCTGATGTTTTTACGACCGATGCCTTATTGGTTCCGACACACAGTACATAACTTTCCGAATTGTTATTTGGATCGCTGTATTCTATTGCATCTTCGATTTCATTGCTAGCAGTGTCGGCTAAAAACGGCCCCCTCACTGTACCCACTACAGATATGCTTGCTAGGCTAGTTACAACTATTGTTATGCTGTCATTGGCTGGAGCAGATGCGATAGAATAGTTTCCGTCTATGGTAACGCTATCACCAGATGCGTCTGCTCCTGCAAATCCATTAAGATTTACAACTTGTCCAACCCAATCGGCGGCGGCCACACTTTCATATGGAAAGGCATCTGAAGCAAAAGATATGGTTACCGTTCCGCTACTAACAGAAGGGGTTCCCGATATGGAAGGCCAAGCTCCGTCGTGCAATCGAGTAGAACCCACTTTTAATGGAGCTGGTTGGAATGGAGATGCTAAGAAAGCAATGCTTTTTCGCGTCTGCCACTCTCCATTAATCCCCAATCGTCCATTTTTGGATTCCCTTAAAATGCCTCGGTTGAGCTGATCAGGGCGTAGGCGATTATTAAACCCAACAAAGCCTGTATCGAGTTCTTCTATGATGCGGTCATCCTGCTGACCATATGTATCGTATCTTGCCATTAGCAATTCCAAGCCCTGCGGCTCCAGTAGTTAGCTGATAATTTATTCTTAGTTCCTTTGATTCCGCCAGACCTAGCACAATAGGACTTCTTCCTAGCCGGGTTGCTTTTCTTGATGGACATGTTAGCGTCACCAAAGCGTATGATTTTTTCTTTCCCACCCTGGCAGGCTTTTACGACAGACTTTTTCCCACCA